GGGATACGTCGTATAGCGACATGTCGTGTACAGACATAGCGCAACATGTGCAATTTTAAAAAAATGTGCTATAATAGCAGTAAACTAGTGTACTAGTAAGGAGCAAAAATTATGACATCTGATCTATTAGTTAGTGTAGCGGGGGTAGTGCTGTCACTACTGTTCTCGTACCTGCCCGGACTATCGGCGTGGTACGGTGAGCTATCAGGAGACCGCAAACGGCTCATCATGTTGGGTATGCTGGCGTTGGTAGCCGGCGGCATGTACGCTCTGGATTGCGGCGGGCTGCTGGTCAAAATCGCGCCGGACGTGGCTGGCATGTGCTCATCCGCTGATGGTTGGGTGCAGGTGGTGCGTGCGTTTGTGGTGGCTATGATCGCTAACCAGAGCGCGTACGCTATCAGTCCATAAAATTAAATTCATTCCATTCTTTCATTTCCCCAGGGGGGCGTCCTCCTCGCTCTCCTGGGGGCGGAGATAATACATGTCAAAAATCTTAGGCGTAGACTACTCACACTGGCAGGCTGGCGTTGATCCGCAAAAACTGATCGATGGTGGGGTATCGTTCGCGCTGGTCAAAATGGGAGAGTATGTCACGGCGTATGAACAGAGATACGATAAAGACCCGTACTACGAGGACGATTACTACGCCATTAATATGCGAGCGCTAGAAGAGGCTGAACTGCCTCATGGGTCATATTTTTTCTACCATCCAAAAGTTGGAAATTCAAAACAATTAAGATTGTTCGAATCCCTTTATAAAAAGTGTCATCACGATTTTCCACCAATACTAGATTTAGAATCACAGGACGGTATGTTTCGGTGGGATTATGACACAGAAACTGCACAGGAGATAGCGCGTCAGATACGGGTTATGCTCGAGGGGATGGAAGAAATCTCCGGTCGTCAACCCATTATCTACACAGCTGCCTCTTGGTGGTCATACTATGCAGGCGACCCAGACTATGGTAGAGACTATCCGTTTTGGTTAGCACAGTACAATGTAAAAATGGATCGCTGGACTGCAAAAATAAAAGACAACATCATCATGTGGCAGTTTACGGACCGGATCAAAATTCCTGGCTGCCCAACAATGGATGGTAACTGGTGGATGGGGACGGAAGAAGAATTACGCCAATTCACCAACACAGAAATAACCGTAAATAAGATAGAAGAAAACAGGATCAAAAAGAATATCTGGGCGCTATCGCGGGCTAACCGTAGGTGGATAGACGAGAATCTGGGGAGGGTGTGAGCTGTGACCCACGACCCCTATACCGTATGCCCTGAGTGCGGGAAAACCTATCACGTGTGTGATGGTCATAACTGTGAGTACGGCACATATGTGCCACCAGTGGACTACACGCGGGTCGAGGTAGAGGATAGCGAGGGTAACGATGTGGAGATACGAGTAGATCATGCGTGAGTTGATAGATTTTCCGGCTACGGTGTGCCGGGTCAAGACACTTGCTGACGGTGGGATACGACTAGAATTGGATCTGCCGGAGACGGAATCGAACGTGCTGACCGCTATGCACGAGCTGAAGAGATCTGATAGGTATTTGCGGATTGTCATTTATGATGATGAAGAATTTGAGGACGAGTTAAAAAATGGCTGATGATGTTGTGCGTGATGATAAAGGGCGCTTTGTCAAGGGTCACTCCGGCAACCCACGCGGTAAACCCATCGACCAGTGGAAGCGGCTAAAAAAAATTGACATTGCTACCACGCAGGCAGACTGGCGCGCTATCATTGACAAGGCAGTTGAGCAGGCGAAACGCGGAGATAGTAGGGCGCGGGAGTGGTTGTCGGATTACCTGGTCGGAAAACCGACACAGGGAATTGATATTACTAGTGGTGGAGAAACTATTATAGATGCAGTTAACAGAGATAGATCGCTATCTGCACTCGCTGATGCCATCCGAGCAGGATTATCTAGCGAGGATACATCAGGACAGAGCGATATGGATACCACAGAGCAGACCGCAGTGGCAATCCGTCCTGACGAGGGCTGATGAGCTGTTTTACGGCGGGGCAGCCGGTGGCGGAAAAACCGATCTCGTGTTGGGGGCGGCGATTGAACTCCACGAACATTCTGCAATCTTCCGGCGCGTGTATCCAAACCTTGCTGGCATCATGCGCAGAGCAAGGGAGATCATTGGCAATCGAGCGCAGGAAAATAAGTCAGATAAATTATGGACATTCCCGAACGGGCGCACAATTGAGTTTGGCGCAGTCCAGTACGAGGAAAACAAAACGAACTGGCAGGGACGTGCACATGATCTCAAAGCGTTCGACGAGTTGCCGGAATTTACAGAATCGCAGTACGAATTTATTTGTGGGTGGAACCGCACTACCACGCAGGGACAACGAGTGCGTGTCATTGCAACCGGTAACCCGCCACTCAATGAAGCTGGCAGCTGGATTATTAGACGTTGGGGAGCGTGGCTTGATAAGAAGCACCCCCATCCAGCAAAGCCGGGAGAATTGCGATGGTATGCAACAGTCGATGGCGAAGAAAAAGAACTACCGAATGGAGAACCGTTTTATCACAATGGCGAAACGATTTATCCACGCTCTCGCACGTTTATTCCAGCGCGCGTTACAGACAATCCGTTTTATGCAGACGATAAAACATATCTTAGTGTTTTGCAGTCGCTCCCAGAACCATTGCGCTCTATGCTACTCTATGGTGATTTCGAGGCGTCAGTTGAGATTGATCCGTGGCAGGTCATTCCGACAGAATGGGTGCTGCTTGCGCAGGATCGTTGGCGCAACAGAGCAAAACCTGCCACGCCGCTTACTGCGGTTGGCATCGACCCCGCTCGTGGTGGCAAAGATAAAATGTCAATGAGCAAGCGCTATGATAATTATTTTGATGAATTGGTATGGTGGCCAGGCATCATTACCACTACCGGTCCAAAATCCGCCGAATTGGTAAGACAATCGTTGGGAAATGAAATACCAGGGTACATGAATATTGATGTTATTGGTTATGGAGCTTCCACTTTTGATTCTCTCAATGGGATGTATGATAATGTTATTCCGATTAATGTAGCGGGTGGATCTAATTTTCGCGACCGATCCGGAAAATTGGTCATGCGTAATTTACGAGCAGAGTATTACTGGCGTATGAGAGAGGCGCTCGACCCGGTATATGGAGATGATGTTGCGCTTCCTCCGGGAAATGACATAGTTGCTGATCTATGCTCGGCAAGGTACGACGTGAAAACTTCCGGCGTGCAAATTGAGAGCAAAGAGGATATAAAGAAACGATTAGGTAGATCACCAGACAAAGGGGAGTCTATTTTACTGGCAAATATTATACGGGTTGCAAAAAAAGCACGTTCATGGAGTGGATAAATGATAGATAAAAAAGTAGTTGACGGAAGCATTACGCAATTTGTTGAAACCGATCCCGCGAGAATGGATATTGACCTGGCATTCAAAACTATAGAAGGCAAGAGAAAAGACCTGGATGCATTGTTTTCTTATTTCGATGGCCCGCAGCCGCTAAAATATTCTACCGAGAGATTGAAAGATACATTTAGCAATAAAATCAATGTTCATTTTGACATTAACTGGATGACCGTAGTAGTGGATGCGGTGCTAGACAGACTGCAACTTACAGGTTTTTCCACTGGTGACGAAAATGTAGACATAACAATAAAAGACGTTTTTGACAAATTGCACATTGATCTTGAGGCTGATAAGGCACACGCGGCTAGCCTGGCTACATCACAGGCATACGTTATCGCGTGGAAAGAGGAAGAAGAAATCGTATTATATTACAACGACCCCAGGATTTGCCATGTTTTTTATGAGGACGCAAACCCAAACAAAAAGCGTTTTGCAGCAAAAAAATTTGAGCGTGCGGACAAGAAGAACGAGATAACCCTGTACTATCCAGATAAAATAGAGCATTGGGTAACAGACAAAAAAAATGCAGATAAATCATCCGCTTACGATCTGGAATTATCAGAAATAAATACATTTGGAGTTATCCCGGTGTTTGAGCTACATTCGCCAGGGGAAATTATAAAGGTTGTGACTTTGCAGGATGCCATTAATAAACTATTTTCCGATATGATGGTATCGGCGGAATTCGGAGCATTTGCGCAACGCTATGTAATTACACAAAGCGACCCGGGGGATCTAAAAAATAAGCCTGGCGAGAATTGGTGGATTCCAGCCGGGGATGGAACTGGCGAGAGCTCTAAGGTAGGGCAGTTTTCTCCTACTGAACTGAAAAATTATCTTGATGCAATGGATAAAATTGCAAACTATATTGCTATCATCACTCGTACCCCAAAACAGTATTTTATGACAACGGGAGCTGATTTGAGTGGTGAAGCATTACTGGCAATGGAAGCGCCGCTTATTAAAAAGTGCAAAAAGAGGCAAAACGAGTTCCAGGCACAGTGGCAGGATATTGTGTCGTTTATTGCACAATTATCCGGACTAAATGTTTTACCAGATGATGTAGTTTGTATTTGGGAACGCGTAGAAAGCACGCAACCAAAGACGGAAGCTGAAACGTTGCAGATTGGTATAAACTCTGGCATCCCATTGGAGGTGCTGCTGAAACGCAGCGGCTGGACGGATGAAGAAATTGCCGAAGTAACAAGAATGAATGCCGAAAAACAAGGTGAACTTGTGGATATGATAAACAGAAATGGGGCGAATAATGCCATACAA